CTTCCTAATTATCATACAAGGATAACTATGAAATCTACAATAAGATTTTTAATATGGCTTATGACATTAAACTTATTAATGAATTTTATTTTTCCCGAACCAGTTGAATTATGGAAATTTTTATTAATAGAGACATGTTTGGGATTTTTATCATTTATTATGGTTGATTGGAAAGAAGACAAGTGAGGTGAGATTATGAAAATTATTGTAGATAAAATGCCAGATGAACCAAAAGAATGCATCTTTTCTGAATGTACAAATCAGTTGCGTGGTAATTATGCATGTAATTTATACCAAGGAAGAGGATGTGAACCTAATAGATGCGATTTTTTAAAGCCAATTACAGATTATCATGCGGTTGAACATATGGGTGATAATATAGCGAGAATGATACCAATAGAATGAGGTGAAATAAATGACGTATAGAGAAGAAAATAAAGACTTATTTACAGTACCAGAAAATTATTATTTAGCACATTGTATTAGTGCAGATTTTGGAATGGGTAAAGGGATTGTAGTTGAATTCAATAAAAGATTTGATATGAAACGAAAATTACAGACAAAATATCCAGATTATCTTAATCAGTATACTCATAAGAGAATTGGTGGTGACTGTCTATTAGAGGGTAGGGTATTAAATCTTATTACAAAAGAGAGATATTTTCACAAACCAACAATTATCACAATGAGACTTGCACTTGAAAAGATGAAACAGATTTGTTTAAAAAATAATATCAAAAAGATTGCAATGCCTGTAATTGGTTGTGGTTTAGATAGGTTGAACTGGAATGATGTCTCAGAACAAATTAAAAATGTTTTTGCAGATACGAATGTTGAGATTTTAGTATGTAAGAGGTGAAAAAGTGAAATTAAAGGATAAAATACGAGATAAATTACGTCTTTGGCTGTTAGAAGATGATTTATTTCAGGTAGAAGCAGCTAAAAAATCATATAAGGATGCAATAGAAAAATGCAAAGAAGCAGAGGAAAGATGTAGATATGCAAATATTCAATTATCTGACGCAACCGTTACATATAAAAATTCTCATAAATTAGTTGATGATTGTCACAAAATGGTGAACTCGATGGTAGACATTGGAACTGATGTTGGTTTTTATTCTGATGATCATTCTTGGGCAGTTGTGTGTATCAAAGGACATCCTGAATATGTGAAGTTTATCCCATTATCACATAGAGATGCACATGAGGTACTTGAGTTTCTAAAACATTTCAAATATTCAGATAGAGTAATTGATTCCCCTTTTGCATTTAAAAATATGATTAATGACCATATTATGGATAATCCATTTGTGAAGTAGAGAATAATCTAATATAGAAGCAATTCTATTCACGGCTGATCAGCCAAATTTTTTATTAATAAATAAGAGAGGCGAAATGAATGAATGTTATAGAAGAAATTTTGGACAAGTATTTTGATGAAGAACACGAATATTATCATCGTTACAGAGAAGATGAAGAAAATTATTATGATGTCGTTGACGAGTTGAAGCAGGAATTAACTAAGAAGAACATTTCTTTTAAGTTGGATGTTACGGACGCATTTGATTCTCCTGGTTATGAGTGTTCTGTTTTATCAATCGCTTATATTAAACCAAATAATAATTGGGGTTCTATCGAACTGGAAACAGTTTTATTAGAAAGTATGTAAAGAATAATCATATATAGAAATTTCTATCTTGGCGATTCAGCCAAATTTTCCAAAAAAAGTAACAAGAAATATTTTTTTCCTATGGTTTTAGCAGACGTGCAAATTCCATAGGACTTTACAACAAAATAATTAAGAAGAAAGGAATTAAGCAGTAACTCCTAGGTAATTATGGTTACGTAACCTCTGTAAAATAGTGTATTTTGACAGAGAATAATGAAAAAAATAATTCTCAAGGGCTAAGAGTATTAAGTTTATTTGATGGAATCTCTTGCGGAAGAGTTGCATTAGATAAAGCCAATATTTCGGTCAGTGAGTATAACGCATTTGAAATTGAGGAGAATGCAATCAAAATCAGTAGATATAATTATCCTGAGATCAAAAGATACGGTGACGTATTTTCTACCGACTTCAAGGATTTTAATGGAGTCGATCTATTAATGGGTGGTTCACCTTGCCAGTTCTGGTCGAAAGCCAAGTGTAGCAAAACAGCAAAATTGAAGAGAGAAATTGATACAGAAGGCGAAGGTTGGAAACTTTTTCAGAAATTTGTAGAAGCAAAGAATAACACAAATCCAACATATTTCTTATATGAAAATAACTATGGAATGGCTGATGAGATTCAAGACGCTATTAGTGAGGAATTGGGTGTACAACCAATCATGATTGATAGTCAGTTATTATCAGCTCAGAGAAGAAAACGTTTGTATTGGACGAACATACCAAATATCACACTTCCTGATGATAAAGGATTATTAGTGAAAGATGTTATCTGTGATGATCCAGATTTAGTCAAATACTTTGATGACAGAATCAGGAACACAATGATTAAGTGTGAGAATTACATAAAATATGATCTTGGTGGCAAAGGTCATTATTCGCAGCAGGACAGGCTGTACTTTTTAGATAAGAAAGCTCCAACAGTGCCACGTTGCAGAACAGAAACAAAATTTAATGTTTGGCTTGGTGGAGAAAAATATAAAAAGACATGTCCATTAGAGATTGAACGACTTCAGACACTTCCAGACAATTATACGGAGTTTGGAATGGATGAGAGTGGCAATGTAAAAGCAATGCCTAAGACAAGAAGGTTTGAAGCAATTGGCAACGGATGGACTGTTGATGTTATAGCACATATTTTTAGTTTTATGAAGTTGTAACATAGAATAACATAACAGGAAGGAGTAAGAGGTTTGGTATACCGAAAACGCAGCGTTTACTCCTGATACATAATGATAATAAATAGAGTCTGGCAGATGCCAAATAGTAACACATTTTCAATTAAGCCAATCAAAGAGCTGATTGAGAAATATGCAATAGGTAAAATTGTTGATCCATTTGCAAATAGCAATAAATTAGCGACAGTAACAAATGACCTAGATACACAATATGATACTGATTACCATATGGATGCATTGGATTTCTTAAAGATATTCGATGATAACTCAGTAGATACAGTGTTATATGATCCACCATACTCGCCACGACAGGTAAGCGAATGTTACAAAAATCTTGGACAGACAGTAAATATGCAGACAACACAAGCTTCATATTGGTCTAAACAGAAGGAACAGATAGGAAGAATTGTAAAGAAAAATGGCATTGTAATTACTTGTAGCTGGAATAGTGGTGGCATTGGTAAGAAGTATGGGTTTGAAATTCAGGAAATTTTACTTGTTCCTCATGGTGGTTGGCACAATGATACGATTGTTGTGGTTGAGAAGAAGATTGAGTAGAGAATAACATAATATGAAGTTCGCAGGAAAGCGGAATTTCATGGGTGAAAGGAGGTAAATAAATGCCAATAAAAGAGATTACAGGTGGAGGTTTATTTCTATCTGATGGAACAAAATTTATGGATATACAGGGAATTGAATCTATGGATGTTAGATATGAATTTTCAGATAAAGAAGAACTAAAGGTTGTATTCCATAATAGTTTAAGTGGAAAAATCACATTAGAGAATTGTGAAATAAACGAAAATTTATTCAATCGGTATTTTTGTCCTACATATCAAAATCCATTATTTTCATCTGAACTTCCATTTGCAATTCCAGTGAAATCACATAAGAAAAAGAGAATATTTAAAAAGTGGTTAAAACGCTATGGTGTTAAAGTTGACCATATAACTTTAGATTTTCAAGTTATAACATACGACACTCAAACAAGTGAAGCTGAATGTGAAATGACAAATGAATCAGCAAAGACATATGTTACATTTTATAAGGCAATTCAGTTATACGAATATGCTCTTAAACATGGAATTGATATGTGGTGAAAGGAGAAGTATGAACATGGATAACAAAGATGATAATAATATGTCGGCAGAACAGATGTTGGAAATTTTTATAAAAACAAGACCACATCTTTTTGACCATATTTATAAAGAATGTAATTTGATATATAAATCTGAGTCATTAGAAAAAGACAATGAATCTTATTTATATTTTAACAATGAAGATTTAAACATATCAAAGGCAATTATATATGATTACGGTAACGATCGAGCTAATAAGATGGGACATATATTGATTGCTGCGACTGAAGATTAAGGAGAGAATATGGAAGGAATAACTAGAGATGTAAAAGACGTAAAGCAGTCTATTCGTAATGAACTTATTCAGAGAATTAAATATTGTGGACAATATATAGTGGACAACGCTGAAACAATCCTTGGAGAAGAAAAATATATTGCTAATTTATATTTGACTTGTAATTTTTTCGACAGAAGTGAACTTCCATATGTAACTGTAAATAAAGATATAATCCCTGATGATTTTATTGAGGGAAGATAGATTGTTAAGACGATAGGAGAATAAAACAATGGGTAAAGCTGTTTTAGTGATGGACATGCCAAGTAGCTGTGATAAATGTCCATGTTTTTGTGGTCATTATTCTGATATGTGCTGTATGGCTTTAAATAATCGTACAATTAATTATCCTTATCCAAAAGATTTTAGACAAAGTTGGTGTCCATTAAAAGAATTACCAGAAGAGGCAGAGGTATGAATAAAGAAATATATGATTTAGCTCATAAACTAGCAGGTGAATGGTGTTATAAGAATCAATTAGATATGATTGGTGCAAAGAAAATTGACAATTATATCTATGTAAGAGGATATGATGGTGGTTTTCCACATGCGGCAGCTACAGCAAAATTTGATATTGACACTGGAAAATTTGTTGAGACGTGGGGATTTTACGGATGCCCTGTGACAATTGCGGATGGAATGTATGAGTAAAGGAGAGAACATGAATATCAAAGATGATAATAATATGTCGGCAGAGCAGATGTTGGAAATTTTTATAAAAACAAGACCACATCTTTTTGACCATATTTACAAAGAATGTAATTTGATATATAAATCTGAACCATTAGAAAAAGACAACGAAACTTATTTATATTTCAATAATGAAGATTTAAACATCGCAAAGGCAATTGTATATGATTATGGCAATGATAGAGCTAATAAGATTGGACATATATTGATTGCTGCGACTGGAATTAAATAGAAAGGCAAGGAAATATAAATGATAGTTAAAGTAAGTTTAAGTGATGCTCGCAAAACGATTAGAGAGTATGAAAATCTGGACTATTTACATATTGGAACTGTTCGAACCATTGATGGTGTAACTCTTAGCTTCAGAGATCCAATTGTTTCAGAAGAAAATAATATAACAGATATCCAATTTCATGAAGGTGATTATGTAGAAAATAACGAAGGCAAAATCGGATATATTTCATCCATTTGTCATTGTGATGAGTGCAAGAAGCGTGGATTCTTTGAACCAACTATTACATATTCCGATGGAACAACAGATTACATTAGCAATTATTCTGTTAAAACTGTTCCGTCTGATTATAAGCAGATTGGAACTCAAAAATTTTCAACGGAAGATGTATTGAGAAATAGAATAGTTGCACTTGAAAAAGAGAATAAAGAATTAAAGGGAAAAGTGGATAATCTTACCCATTTGGTAATGAAAGAACAAAGAAAAGAGGTAATAAAATGAGAGAAACATTAATTGTTGTAGATATGCAGAATGATTTTATTGATGGAACACTTGGTACAAAGGAAGCACAAGCAATTGTATCGAATGTAGCAAAGAAAATTAAGGAGTATAAGGACGCTGGTAAACAGGTAATCTTTACAAGAGACACACACCCTGAGAATTATTTGGAAACATATGAGGGTAAGCACCTTCCTGTTACTCACTGTGTAAAGAATACTATTGGTTGGCAGATTTCCGATAAGTTAGATTTTGATATTGAGAACGATATTCTGATTGATAAGCCTACATTTGGTTGGTTAAACTGGAAGGATTTTGGATTTGAAAGTGTTGAGATTTGCGGATTATGTACCGATATCTGTGTAATTTCAAATGCACTTATTATTAGAGCAAATTACCCTGAGATTGATATTACAGTAGATGCAAGCTGTTGTGCAGGTGTCACGCCTGATACTCACAACGCTGCATTAGCAACTATGAAGATGTGTCAGATCGAAGTGATTGGAGAGAATAATGAAGTATAAGAATTATATCATTAATACTTTCAGACATTTTAAGAAAGTCTGTACCCATAAACGTTGGGTGTTCTACTATTGCTGTAAAGTGGGAATTCCATTCCAGGGGTTAATGCATGATTTATCTAAATTTTCTCCAACAGAATTTTTGGAGAGTGTTAAATATTATCAAGGTACTTCAAGTCCAATAGATGCTTGCAAGAAAGAGAATGGTTGGTCAGTAGCTTGGATGCACCATAAAGGAAGAAACAAGCACCATTACGAATATTGGCAGGACAATTTTGATAATGGTGGAAATCCTATTGAAATGCCAATGAAGTATAAAAAAGAAATGCTTTGTGATTATCTTGGAGCAGGTAGAGCATATCATGGTAAATCATTTAATTTTGAGAAGGAATTAAAATGGTGGGAATCTAAGAAAAGTAAACAAATTGCAATGCATCCAAATGACATGGCTTTTATTGATAAGTACATTAATCTGTTTTATGAGTACGAAAACAGAGAATATAATATTAGAACAATATTTAATCAAATCAAGAAAGAAGGAAAATAATATGGAGCAGATTATTACAAGTTTGTTGGAGACAGATGCCTACAAATTGTCAATGGGACAGGCTATTTATCATCAGTTTAGCGATTATAAAACCACTTGGAGTTTTAAATGTCGTAATAAGGATGTTCATTTTACACCAGAAATGGTAGAAGAGATCCGTAGACAGATTAAATTATATTGTGGTTTGAGATTCACAGAAGATGAACTTACTTATATTGATAATATCAAATGGATGAAAGGTTCATATGTTGATTTTCTGAGATTGTGGCAGCCAAGATATGAGGATTTTGAGATTACAACAGATTCAAATTGCGGTCTTTCTATCGAAACATTTGGTACGTGGCTTAATACATCTATGTATGAGATTCCTACACTTGCGATTGTAAACGAAGTATATTTCAGAATGGCATATAACTATGAGGAATTGCTTGATAGTTTCAAAAAGAGATTAGATGAAAAGTACGAAAATCTCAGAAGCGGTCATTGGTACGCTGGTACATTTTCTGAATTTGGTCTTAGAAGAAGACTTTCTGCTGAAGCACAGGAGTTAGCTGTTGAGAAGTTTTCACATTTGAATGATACATTACACAGTCCATCTAAGTTTGTTGGTACATCTAATGTATATCTCGCAAAGAAATATAATCTCACGCCTGTTGGAACTATGGCTCATGAATGGATTATGTGTTCTGGTCAGGGCAATCACAAGCACAATCCAGCATATTCAAACTGGTATGCCTTAGACGCATGGGTTAGAGAGTATGGTGTGTTAAATGGTATTGCTCTCACAGACACAATTACAACTGATTGTTTCTTGAAAGATTTTCAGTTGACATATGCAACATTATTCAGTGGTGTAAGACATGATAGTGGAGATCCGATTGAATGGGGTGAAAAGATGATTAATCATTATGAGTCACTTGGTATCAATCCTAAGACAAAGACACTTCTGTTTAGTGACAGTCTTGATTTTGAAAGAGCTGATAAGTTATTCAGACACTTCCATAATAGAGTAAACGTTGCATTTGGAATTGGTACTTATTTGAGTAATGACACAGATGTTCCTGCTTTAAATATTGTAATGAAAACCACTAAATGTAACGGTATGGATGTTGCCAAAGTGTCTGATGTAGAAGGTAAAGGCATGTGTAAAAACCCTGATTATGTTGATTATCTAAAGAGATGTATTAATTGGAGAATGAATCATGAATAAAATTTTACTTATACCAGGAAGTTTTAATCCAATTACCAACGCCCATGTTGATATGGCATTGACTGCTAAAAAAGCGGTTAATGCCGATGCTATATTGTTTATTCCTGCACATGATACATATGTTGCGAAGAAAAAGACTTTGATACCTGGATATTGTCGAGTATCGCTGATTAATTCAATGTCAAATTGTGAGGAAAATAATATGTGGGCATCCGAAGTTGAAACAACCAGCTTCTTTCCACAGAGGACATACAATACTATTACTCAGATAAGAGATATGAATGAAAAAGATTATATCTTCAACGAATACTATATTTGTTTAGGAATGGATAATATTGAAACACTTACAACTTGGTATAATTGGAAACCGTTTGTCGAGGAATACAATTTTGTAGCATGTGTGAGAGAAGGTCAGAATCTTGAAACTGCTTTAAGAGAAGCAAATCTTATGGAATATAAAAATCACTTCACAGAAATTCAGATACCAGAAAATCATACTTCTTCAAGTTTGGTTAGAGATTTATGTGAGAAAGGTGAATTTGAAAAGGTAAAAGAATTAGTTCCTAGAAATGTATATGAGTATTTAATTCGGTTCTATGATGTGATGAATCGAATGTAGAAAGGAGAATATATAAATGTTTGATGCTAAGAAAGTAAAGAATGAAATCGTAGAGTGGATTAGAGATTGGTTTGAACAGAATGGTAAAGATTGTATGGCAGTAGTTGGAATTTCTGGCGGTAAGGATTCAAGCGTTGTTTCTGGCTTATGTTGTGAAGCTCTTGGCAAGGATAGAGTTTTTGGTGTGATGATGCCACAGGGAAGACAAAGAGATATTGAATATAGTCGTAAACTTTGCAGTTTTTTAGACATTCCACGTACTATTATTCCAGTCGGAACAATTGTGAATGTTACTGAATATGAAATTAAAACATCATTAGATGAAGAGTTATCAATTCAGACAACAACAAATCTTCCTGCTCGTATTCGTATGGCTACACTTTATGCAGTATCACAGACAGTAAATGGTCGTGTCGCTAATACGTGTAATCTTTCAGAAAATTGGGTTGGATATTGTAGCAAGTTTGGCGATGCTGCTGGTGATTTTAGTCCACTAGAAAATCTTACAGTAACAGAGGTAAAAGCTATCGGTCGTGAGTTAGGGCTTCCGTTAGAATTAGTTGATAAGACACCTACCGATGGTCTTTGTGGAAAGACTGATGAAGATAACCTTGGATTTACTTATGCTGAATTAGATGCATATATCAGAGATGGAATTGAGCCAAGTGAGGAAGTAAAAGCTAAGATTGATTCAATGCATGAGAAAAATCTGTTTAAATTACAGCCAATGCCAAGTTTTGTGTATCAGGCGTAAATGAAATACTATATATAGTGTTTATGGAAAATATAGACACTATATATAGTAATATTTTTACAAAGAAACATAGATTTCCTGTGAGATTGTGAGGTAAGAAATGGTTAAATATATAGTTATAATTATGGTGTTATGGTTAATTTTATCAATCGGCTTTTCTTATATGACATATTTGATTGGATATACCAAAGGGTTTAATAAATGTAAAAGAATAGATGATGAAATATTGGATAAATATTCCAAAGAAAGAGAGTGAGTATGGCAGGTTTTGTATCAAAGCAACCAAATGGATTATATTGTAGATTTTCGAGTGTCACGGATTGTCCTACAGCATGGAATATGACGAGAGAAGATTATATCAATATGAAAATGCAGGAAGCAAAAGAAGATGCTGAAGATGTGTTGGATAATTATTTGAAGCCGTTTGATATGGTGATGGATATGTATTATCCAAACAATATGACAAAAGAGGAATTTAATGAGTTCCTTGAAGAGACTGGTTATGATAAGAAAGCGAATTTAATCAAAGAATAATGTAAATAGGAGATACAAAATGGTAACTAAAAAGACATGGAAAGAATTTAGAGAAAGTGGATTTCTTGGTGAATCAACATGATTTTACATACATTTGGATGGGCAATTGTTGTAGATATTGATGATAATGGTGAAATTACAGATGCTTATCCAGCCAGAGTAAAGTTTCGAGGTTTTGGCGAAAAGAATAACACTGAAGGATATATCAAAGTAAGTCAGTATATGAAAGAGAATGTATCTGATTTGTTAGAAGAAGCTGAAAATTAAGGAGAATAAATCATATGAAGAAGAAAATTTTAGCAGTTGTATTAGGATTAACATTGTGTTTTGGAATGACTGGATGTACTTGTGAAGGCAGTAAAAATTATGATAATCATTCAAAGCTTGTTTCGATAGAAGGTGAAAATGATTTATATTATTATTCCACAACCCATGTTGTTTATATAGTATTTAATGAATGTGCAGGAAATTCAGGTTATGGTTATATGTCACCATATTATTCAGAAAGTGGTAAGTTATGCACCTATGATATTAATACAAAACAGATAGTTGAAGTTGGAGAATAACATGATAGACAACGAATTATGTCAGCAATATAGACAAGCTGTTGATGATTTGAGAATAGCATTTAAGAAGACTTGTTTGTACAGATTTTGCGAAGAAGTTGTGAAGAGATTAAGTAAGATTTTGAGATAGTAAAGGAGAAGTAGTATGGCAGATTACAAGATTGGTCAGATTTTGATCTCAACAGAAGATGTAGAAATTGAAAAGGCATTATCAGGTGAAAAGGTGAAAATTCCAAAAGGTAATAAGATTATTATTGGTGCAGATAAATTTGCACATCATATCAGAAATGGTTTTATTCAACCTTTAGCAGAAGGTTTAACAGTTGAAGGGTATGACACTACTGGTATCGCAGAATATCTTTATATTGTACTTAGAAATCACTTACCTATTGATGAAATGATGGAAGGTTATGAAATTACTAAGCAAGAAATTATTAATGAAATTGAGTGTGCTTTAGATGAAATTTTATAGACCACAGTAAACCGAAGTTTCTTTTGAATTTTCAAGGGCAAGTCGCTCAAAAATCCAAGTAAAAGAGAATATTACAAAGAAAGGATAATTAGTAGCTGGCTTTAAAGGTTGCAACCGCTTTGGTACTAATTATTGAAATTACAAAATGACAAGTATTACACACCAATAGAATTAGCGAACCACTGTTGGGATAAGGTTTTTGAAGTTGTTGGTGAAGAAAATATATCAGAGATTATTGAGCCTAGTGTTGGGAATGGCAGTTTTCTTCATCATGCAGAGCAACTACCACATTTTGCGTATGACATTGAACCTGAGTGCGAATCTAATTTTACTCATATCTTTAAGCAAGATTATTTAAGTGCTGATATAAAGTATCTTTGGGGAAGGCTGATAATAGGAAATCCACCATACGGAAGATGTTTAAATATGGCACAGAAATTTTTTAAGAAGTCAGTTGAAATTGCAGATACAATTGCATTTATTCTTCCTATAAGTCAATTGAATAACACAAGGTCAATGTATGAGTTTGATTTGGTATATAGTGAAGATTTAGGTATTCAGCATTATACAGATAGAGATTTACATTGTTGCTTTAATATTTATCGCAGACCTGATAGTGGAGAATTAAATAGTAAACCAGTCGCAAAATTAAAGGATGTCACTATATATCGGCAGGATAGCAAGGGATATAACGAGAAAGATTTTGATGTTCGTATGTGCTATTGGGGTGATGGATCTGCTGGAAAGATATTAAAGGATGATGAACATTATTCGGCAGAATATAAAATCAAGATAAATAATGAAGAATTAAAAGAAGATATTATTGAAGTGCTTACTACATTTGATTGGAAGGAATATCTAAATTGTATTGCAATGAGAAAAATACAACAATTTCACATTGTCGATGTCTTAAAGAAGAATATCAAAGGAATTAAATAAGAGAATAATACATTGAAAGGAGCAAGAGATTTGCTGCAGCGTTAAATCTGGATTTGCTCTGAGTAAGAAATGTTAGAGATTAACAAAATATACAACGAAGATTGCTTTGAAGGTATGAAAAAGATTGATGATAAGTCAATAGATTTTATTTTTACGGATCTTCCTTATAATACGACTAATAATTCTTGGGAATGTGAAATGCCGTTAAATGATTATGTCGAGTTATCAGGTCAATATTTTTATGAAACAGATTTATTCAAGTTAGCTCAAGTAACAAATAGCAGTCTCGAATATACAAGAGATTGGTTCTACGAGAATAAGAAAGATGGCTTATGGAATCATTACAATCGAATCATCAAAGATAACGGTTGTATTGCACTATGGGCGCAGTCACCTTTTGATAAGAGACTCGCTTGTAGTAATGAAAAGCTATATCGCTATGAATGGATTATCGAAAAAACCAAAGCAACTGGTCATCTAAATGCAAAGAAAATGCCTATGAAGGCACACGAAAATGTCTTAATTTTCTATAAGAAACTCCCTACTTACAATCCACAAATGACAGAAGGACATACACTTGTTCATTCTTATACAAAACATACAACAGATGGTAGCTGTTATGGTGCTACAAAGACTGGTATTTCAGGTGGTGGTAGTACACAAAGATACCCAAGAGATGTTCTGCAGTTCAAGTGGGACACTCAGAAAAGCAGCTTACATCAATGTCAAAAGCCTGTTGAAGCGTGTGAGTATTTTATTAAAACCTATACTAATCCAGGAGATTTAGTTCTTGATTCGTGTGCAGGAAGTTGTACCACTGCAGTTGCAGCTTTGAATACAGGTAGAAATTACATATGTTTTGAGAAGGACAAGGATATTTTTGAGGTTGGAAGTAAGAGAGTAGCTGAATATGCTAATCAGGATTTATTGATAAGTGCAACTTAATTAAGAGAATAAGAACAATGAAAGGAGACGAGGTTCGTGTACACAAGAAGGAATTCCTTACTCCAAGTAATTAATGAAATATATGGGTTCAAAATCTCGTATAGTTGATAATATTTTACCGATTATTCAAGAAAGATTGCGAGATTATAATATTAAAACATACATAGAGCCATTTTGCGGTGGTTGTAATGTAATCGACAAAGTTCAGTGTGACACAAAAATCGCATCTGATAATCATCAATATCTTATCGAAATGTTCAAGAATCTAAATCAGATTCAAAATCTCCCAGAATTTATTACAAAAGAACATTACTCAGATGTAAGAGAGTGCTTCAACAAAGGATTATCTACATATCCTAATTGGTATATTGGAGCAGTTGGTTTTCTCTCAAGCTATAACGGGAGATTCTTTGATGGCGGTTACTCAGGTATCGTACATACAAAAGCTGGAACTGAAAGAAATTATTATGATGAAGCTAAGAGAAATTTGTTAGAGCAGATTCCAAGGTTAGAAGATATTCAATTCCAATGTGGAGATTATGAAGAGTTATATTCTGATAAAGTAGACTGCTTGTTTTACTGTGATATTCCATACAAAAATACAAAACAGTATGGATCAAGCAAGAATTTTGACTATGACAGGTTTTGGAATTGGGCTGAGAAGATGAGTGAGAAGAATGTTGTCTTAGTCAGTGAGCATGAAGCTCCTTCAGGATGGGAATGTATTTGGCAACAGAAAGTCAAAAGAACGATTGACAATACAAAGCGAGTTAAAGCAGTAGAAAAGTTATTTGAAATAAGAGAATAATTTAGTGAGGTGAACGAAATGGTATACGGAGTATTTGGTGGTTGTTATAGTGACTGGTATGTGGTCGGATATTTCACCAATCGTCAAGATGCAGATAAGTATTGCTGTTTATGTGGTGATGGTGATTATTATGTAAAACCGTTAAAAGATTTAACCGATGAAAAAGATTTGTCAAAAGTAGAATTGAAATATGTACATGAGGTTCTGTTTGATTATAGAGATAATAAATGGATCATGCGTGAAGAACCAGATAGATATAAATGTTATGTTGATAGTAAATTACATTGTAATAGCATACGAAGAGGAAATCCAAATAGAACATGGACTAATTGGGTAGCATTTACAGTTAATATTGACCACGATGATAGAAAACTTGCAGAAAAAATTGCACAAGATTACTTAGCTGAATTGCGTTCTTATGGTGATGGTGATATCTATAATGAAAACATTGAAATGATGAATGAAAAATTCGTAGCACCATTTAAGGAAATGGAACGATTAGAAAAAGAAAAAGCACTAAAAGAGAAAGAATTAGCGGAATTAGAAAGATTAAAAGCTAAATATGAGAAGTAATGAAACTCGCATTTCTTGTTTTTAGATAAGGAGAATAATCATATGGAAGATTCAGTAAGGTTTATGCTGTTTTATACTTCAATGCTACTATCTTGCGAAGATGAAGAATTACCTGATTTTATTGATAATACAGCAAGTGTTAATTATATAGGTGGAATTCCTATTGATTTGCATGAATGTTCTATTGAAGAATTAAGAGGTATTAGAGAAGGATTTGTGAGACAAATTTTGGATCAAGCAAAAAACGAACTGGATAAATTGGCAACAGTGCAGCCATTAAAATATAAGCCTGAATATAATGGACAAATTGATATATGGGACGAATTTCATAGATTAAATGGAATAGTAAGAATGAAAGATGCTGTTGTTAGATTGGTTAAAGAAGGAGAATAATTATATGAGGAAGAAAGAAGAATGGATGGTTCATATTTGGGGTGGTGCATGGAATCACGATGCCAATCCATCCATCGAGAAAGATTTAGGTATAAAAGAGGGTTATTACTATTTTAATACTGAAGAAGAAAAGAACAAGTTTATTCAGTTAATCAGGCAGGATAAATATGAGAAACAAGGACTGGCAACTGATTGTAAACACGGAATTATGACTCATAAGAGGACAATTTTCGTTGCCACTCTTAAATATAGGGACAAAACATTTGTCATTCATTATGACTTAGGATATGAATATCCAGAAGATAGTGCAATTTTTTATTTCACAGAAGGTAATTTTGGTTGTGATTGTAATAGAAGTCTTGCTATTAGATGGGAATATGGAGAAGATGTTATTCCTGAATTACCTTGTGGAGATGAGATTGAAATGACAGATTATCATGTCGAGTATCAAGATTAGTAAAGAATAATAAAAAGCAAGGTCTTAAAAGTCTTAAAAATAAGGGCTTTTGAAAATGAATTTTGACTTGAAATTTTGGTTTCTTAGCTTGTCACGAAAACTATACAATATTTAGGACAAAGGTGATTGATTATGAGAATTGAAGAAAGAGAGTATATTGAACCAGAATCCATAAATGAAGAAATCATAAATGCTATAAATACAGTTAAAGAGTATTGTAGAACACATGAAGAATACGAAGATTGTAGAAGATGTGTTCTTGGAGACGGTATTCATAATTGTGGATGTAGCAGTCCTTATTTATGGGACATTAGAAAGAAGTAACAGAGAATATAACAACGTAAGTACAATTAAGGAAAGGATAAATGTTCACATGTGAGTAAAGCTGCGCAGCTACTATTGGTGAACAAATTTGAGTAGTACAAATAGAAGTAATGCAAGAGATGAACATATTGCAGATTATTATGTCACTCCTATTAGTGATATTGAATTATTTTTAAAATCATTTCAAAAAGTTGTTCCTTTAAACTGGAACAATTCTATTATCGTTGATCCAACTTCAGGAGGTAATCCCAAAACAGACAAAGATGCATATCACCCTATGAGCTATCCAACAGCCATTAAGAATATTTATGGGGATTGTGAAATACATACATATGATTTACGAGAAGATAGTTTTGCTGAAAATAAGTGCGATTATTTAAAGGAAAAGTTACCTTATAAACCTAATATCATTATTACAAATCCACCGTTTGCTATTGCAACGGATATTATAGAAAAAGCGTTGCAGGATGTAGATGATGACGGATATGTGATTATGTTACTTCGACTTAATTTCTTTGGTAGCCAATCAAGAGAATGGTTCTTTGAAAAATATATGCCTGAATGGGCTTTTGTACATCATATCAGAATTGGTTTTACAGATAAGAAAGATAAAGATGGATATACGATTTTTGATAAAGATGGAGTACCTAAACGTGGTAGTACAGATTCTATCGAATATATGCACGCTGTTTGGCACAAGAGTAATCTAAAGCCCGATTATACAAAGCTTGTATTGATTTAGGAGGGCGAATATGAAATACAAAATTAATATAGAAGAATTATTAAGCAGAATAGTAGAGGTAGAAGCAGACAAAGAAGAATTGATGAGAATGTCGCAGTTAAGAGAATAAGTAATTGTAAACAATAATTTTATATCATAGGAGGAAATAAATATGATGAACAATTTTTTAAATGGTATGTTTGGCAAGGTAGGAAGTGGAATGTGTAGACTTTCTATGAATGGTGGTATTGCAGTTAAGACAAATGGTGGTTATAAGACATATAACATCAAGACTGGTAAGCTCACAAACTGTAGTAACTTTGTATTTGATATTGGTGAGGAATTCTTCTTTATTATTCCAACTAATAAGGTAGAGAAGGGAGACATTATTCTTGTAAATGGTAAGCCTAGATGTGTTATTGAAGCTGATAAAACAAAGATCACAGTAATCAATTATGAGGACTCAACAATCGAAAATGTACTTCCTGAAAGACATGTATTTATGGGTAATACATATTTTTATGGAAAGATTGTTTCGATGTTTGGTAGTGACATTATTAAAGGTAAGAAAGGTACAAACAATATCTTCAAGTATATGATGCTTTCTCAGATGATGAAGGGTGATAATGGCTCTACTGGCATGATGAATGGAAATGGTGGAATGAGTTCTATGTTACCACTTATGATGATGGGTGGAAATATGGGTGACATGTTTGACGGAATGTTCGACTTTGATATGAGTGGCAATGATGACGATGATACAGAAGTAGATGAAGAGGAGGAAGCATAATATGGGATGCGGTTCATGGACAAGAGATAGTTATGTAAGTTATTCAACAACAAAGGGTATGAGTGTTTCAACGGATGGTATGATTAGAGGTTCTTATTCTAATCAGGATATGTTTAAGGCAAGAAATATTGATTCTACACTTGATCCTAAGAATGTTATTAGAGAGTGTTGCGATACAGAGGAACATCCAAACACAATCCCAGTTATCCTCGCTTTAGACGTTACAGGGAGCATGGGAGAGTCTGCTGTTGAGGTGGCAAAGAAGTTGAATGTAATTATGACTAAGTTATATGAAAAGGTTACAGATGTTGAGTTCCTTATCATGGGTATTGGTGATTTAGCTTGTGATAGCTGTCCAATCCAGGCTTCACAGTTTGAGTCGGATATTCGTATTGCTGAACAGCTTGATAAGATTTATTTCGAGTTTGGCGGTGGTGGAAACAGTTATGAATCCTACACAGCAGCATGGTATTTCGGTTCTCGCCACACAAAGCTTGATTGTTTAAATCGTGGAAGAAAAGGAATTATTATTACAATGGGTGACGAACAGCTTAATCCATACCTTCCATTAAGAGGTAGAAGAAGTGGTTTGATTGAAGCAACAGGTGATAGCCTTCAGTCAGATGTAGAAACAAAGGATTTATATGATGAAGCTTCTCAGAAGTTTAATATTTATCATTTAGATGTAAATCATGGTCACAGATGGGATGAAGAAGAGATTGAAAAGTCTTATAAGAAGTATCTTGATGATACACACTTTAGAAGAGTAACTATGGATAGCATTACAAATGAGATTGTAGATATTATTGTTAGTGAAGCAGAGAATAATGTAACAGATACAGTTACTTCACCTTCTAACTCAGAAGGAATTACTTGGTAGGATAGGAGATTTAAAAGATGAAAGACATTAAGATTGTGATAGGTGCTAACTTTGGAGACGAAGGAAAAGGTCTTATGACAGATTATTTCTCACAGAATAATAGTATTGTTGTTTGTTCAAATGGTGGTGCTCAAAGAGGACATACCGTAACAATGCCTGATGGAATCAGACATGTCTTTCATCATTTTGGATCTGGAACATTCAATCATGCAAGTACATATTTATCTGAGGATTTTATTGTTAATCCAATTATTTTTAAGCAGGAATATGATGAATTGATGAAATTAGGATATATTCCGAATGTTTATATCAATCAAAACTGTATGTTGACAACACCTTTTGACATGATGGCAAACCAGATTATAGAGGAGAATCGTGGGAAAAATAAACATGGTAGTTGTGGCTTGGGAATTTTTGAAACTATCAAAAGATATAAAGCTGGCATAACCGATGTAGATAATCATATCAGAGAATATTACTTAGAACAATTTGAAAGAGAGAATATTATATTAACAGATGAATGGTCAAGAATATTCCTTGATAATGGTATATTTGAACACTTTTTAGATGATTGGGACTTTATGAATAATCACTCATTGACTATATCAGATAATTATTTCTTAAATCAATTTGATAATATTGTATTTGAAGCTGCACAAGGTTTATTGCTTGATCAGAACAACATAGAATATTTTCCACATTTAACACCGTCTAATACAGGTATTAAAAATCCCAAGAGAATAATTGAAAATGTTGAATGGAATGATGAAATAAATATTGAAACTTGTTATGTATCTCGTACTTATTTAACAAGACATGGTGTTGGTAAATTTCCATCTGAATGTAATAAGAGATTTATCAATGAATATATGTTTGATAAAACAAATGTGCCAAACCCATTCCAGGACACATTGAGATATGGAACACTTGATTTAGGAGAATTATATAGTAGATGCTTTAATGATATAGGAAACTTTGGAGATAAAAAATCAATTGCTATTACACATTGTAATGAATATGATTGGGACAATGATAAGTTAATTGAGTTATTCAAGGATTGGAACATTTATTACTCAGATGGCGAAACACATAATGATGTGAACTGAAAACAGGAAAGATTCGTTTCTTGCGGAAATATGGAGGCAAAAATGACAAAGAAAAAAGAATTATGCAGAGTGAAACTTATGAAAATGTTTGAAGATAGTTATTATGAACTTGAGCAGAAAAATATTATCTTAAATTCAATTAGGGTAGCAACATTAGATGATGAACAGCATCTTGAAAAAATGATTCCATTTGATATTCAAGTAGCAGGTGAAAATGGATTTCGTGTTAAACCATGCTTTTCAAAAGGAAAGTTTCTTATTATGTACGAGTATGTGACGGAAGCATATAAAGTTACAATTCCAGCTAATGCGTTTCCTTATTATATGAATGAGAATGGAGATTTTGAAATCTGCATTCCGAGCGCAGAGAATAAATAAGAATGGTGTCAATGGAG